CATCAAGGGCACGGTCACCGTGGGCGTGGACGACGAAGGCCACAACGTGGTCCTCTATGGCGACACGGCGAACAAACTGATGACCTGGGACGCCACCAACGACATCCTCAAACTCGGAGCATCAGGCGGCTCCGCAGGCGTCGACTTCTTGGCCTACGGGGACACCTCGGGGGCCTACGTCAAGTGGCAACAGGCAGACGACTACCTGCTGGTGTACGGCGGGAGACTCGGCGTGGGAACGCTCACGCCCGTCACAGCCGTCGAGATCGCCTCGGACGATGACCTCACGGACTTCACCAGCGCCAACCGTGGCATGTTCACCCTGACTAACACGGACCACGCCACCGATGACATCGTGGCGATGGACTTCCGCTACACGACGGGCGCCGAGGAACCCAGTGCCCGCATCGGGGCCAAGATGGGAGGCGGCGGGTCGTCGCTGATCTTCGGGACGAGCAACGACTACGCCGGGATCACCAACGAGGCTCTCGTCATCGACCCGAGCGGCAAGATCGGCATTGGCACGGACAGCCCAACGGATAGCCAGGTTCACATTGTCAGCAGCGGCGAAGCGCTCCGCATGGAGCGCAGCGGGTACGACACCTACGGGTTCCAGCAGTCGGCGGGGTCGGGTATTGAGTTCCGCAACTTTTCCGACTCCCGAACCGAAATGACTTTCGATGGTGCTGGCAACGTGGTCATCGGGGCGACCGCAACGACGAACGGGGCCGACTTCATGGTCTACGGATCGACGGGCCGTGACCTCCTCGTCGGTGAGTCGGTGACCGGCAACCGAAACTTCACCTCCGATCTCGTCTGGGACAGGACGACCGCCACCGCGGAGAACGTGAACGTCAACTCGTCGGGGTACATTCGCCAGTCCACCTCGTCCGAACGGTACAAGACCGACATCGAGGACCTCTGGGAGAGTGAGGCCGACCTCGCCCTGAGCCTGCGCCCCGTCTGGTTCCGCTCCACGGCCGACCTCGACCGCTCCGACTGGTCCCACCACGGCTTCATCGCCGAAGAGGTTGCCGAGATCAACCCCCGCTGGGTCCACTACAGCGAGCACTGGCAGACTGAGGAAGTCACCGACGAGGAGACCGGCGAAACTCGGACGATGACGGTGCTCGACGCCGACGGCAACAAGGTCCCCCACCTTGACGACGACGGGGAGCCGGTGATGCGGCCAGAGGGCGTCCAGTACGCCCGCATCGTGCCAGCACTCGTCCACCTGGCCCAGCGGCAGGCGGGCCAGATTGCTGAACTGACTGCCCGCATTGAGGCACTGGAGGCACAATGAGAATCCTAAGCAGGTCCGACTGGGGCGCTAAGCCGCGCAAGCGGAAGTACACCCAGCGCAGAACAGCCACCATGGTGTTCATCCACCACGGAGGCACAAAGTTGGCTGGGCACACGCGTGACCACGAGGCCGCGGCTTTGAGGGCGTACCAGCAGTACCACATGGGCACCCGAGGCTGGTCGGACATCGCATACTCGTTTGCCGTCGCCCCACGGTCAGGTCGTGTGTATGAACTCCGGGGGTGGGGGGCCAAGCCCGGCGCTACCAAGGGGTACAACCACCTCTCCTACGCCATTGTCATCATCGGTGACACGGGCCAACAGAAGGTGTCCAAGGAGTGCGTGGATTCTGTCCATGCTTTGATCCGGCTGGGCCAGTCCCTGGGCCACATCACTCCTGACGCCGATGTCCGGGGGCACCGTGATGTCAAGCCCACGGCATGTCCGGGTGATTCGGCGTACACAGCCATTGTTGAGAAGCAGCCGGTTCCGGTTGAGCACTCGTCCCCGCCACCCCCTTACAGGAAGGCTCTCCGCTTGCGGCGTCCTCGCATGAGAGGCAAGGTCGTCAAGTGGGTGCAGTCGCAGGTTGGAGCCAAGGCAGACGGAGTGTTTGGTCCGAACACCAAGCGGGCAGTTGTGGCGTGGCAGCGCAAGAACCGCCTCGTCCCTGACGGCATCGTCGGCCCCAAGACCTACAAGGCGATGGCTAGCCAGTGATTGCCCGGCTCAAACAAGCGCAAACAAACAGAGGAGAAACACCGTGTCCGTATCAGTGACCCCGCTTGAAGTCATGGGGCAACTCCAGCAGACAGTGGACGGCATGATCCAACTGGAACTGGCTACCCAGCGAGCCATCATTGAGAAGCAGGAGGCTGAGATTGAGCGCCTGCTTCAAGAGGTAGTGCCTGAGGAAGTGTCCAGAGATGACGAGTAGTGAGAGGGCAGCAGGCAAGTAGCCGCTAGGCCCAGTGAAGCACACCATCCACGTTCACCAGCAGAAGATCAGGAGGGGCGAACCGGCGATCATCGACCGGACCTACAAGGGGTCAACTCACTGGAAGAAAGTCAGGATTGACGGCCCCTGCACCATCGTTCACTCTGACACCCCTGACCGATGCGGTGCCCGAGTCTGGATCGAAACCGAGGCCGACGTTCAGCACCTTGAGTAGCCGCCCTGCCGCTGGCTATGTGATGGCCGGGCACACCGTTTGAGGACAACACCACGCTGCCACAGCCAACACTCCTAAACAATCAGAAAGGCCAGGGCTGTTGAGGCCCTGGCCTTTCCTTTACCCAATGAAAGGAGGTTCGTATGAACACTCACTGCCCGTAAGCAGTCTCCAGCATGATACTAGCCACACCAGCCATTTCAAGCCTTTGAGCAGGGGTCAAGTCAGCCGGGTCTTTGCCAACCCAATGCGCTGGATACTCAGGAACACTCACCCGACTCCCGAACATATCAACTAGTTGTTGGGCGGCGTTTCTCCCCGCCTCGTCCCGGTCAGTGAATGCCACGATGAAGTTGGGGCCTAAAATCCCGAGCAAATCTGCCTGGTGCTGCGACAACCTTGACCCCAGTAGAGCCACGGCCGGAACACCCGCATCCCAACAGGCGATGCAGTCCAGTGACCCTTCAACTACTGCTAGAGAATCATGGTGCTGGGCAACGTGTGCGCCAAACAGGTGGCGGCTGATCTTGAACCCCCGCGGGTAGAGGTAGCGCGGGTGGGCACCGTCATCCAACTGACGCCGGATAACCCCCACAACGCCGCCGTGCTGATTCCGCAGTGGGATAACCGCATGGTTGCGGAGCGGGTCGTACCCCAGTTGGAACGCCCGCTGAACTTGCTCAGAGAAGCCCCTGGAGGCCCAGTAGTCGGTTTGATGGTCGAACCTGCCCAGCCACTCGTCCGGGTAGACGAGAGAGGCTCTGGGAGGCTCTGAGGCCAGTTCTGCCACCTCCTTCCTAAGCCGGGAGATGCGGTCGTCTTCTCGCTCTTTCGTGACGACCACATTCCCGACCTGAAGGTGCGCCGCAATGTCCGACACCGTGCCCTTCGCCCCACAGGCAAAGCAGATGAACACCCCGTCTTTTACGTTGACGCTCAGCGATGGTGAGGTGTCGTTGTGAAAGGGGCAGAGGCACTGCCACTCAATACCGCTCCTAGCCCGAACATCAAGGTGCTTGGAAATAAACCCCTCAGTCGGCGTTGGCACGGTCTTCGTCCATGAGGTCTTTGGCGTCATCGCCGTTGATCTCCTCAAACCGCCCGGTGTTCGGGGAGAACTCGTTGAACCAAGCCTGCCCGTCCATTCCGTGCCGAAACTTGGCAAGTTTCATTTTGATGACACGCTGGCTCATCTGCCGCATCGTGACCACGGCATCAGCGTCCTGCCCAATCGCATCCGAAGCCGCCAAGTGCTCAGCCCCAGGAACATCATTGCCTATCGCCATGCGGTTGATTTGAGCCGCTGCAACGATGGGCACCTCGTACCGCATGGCAATGCCCTTGATCTCACCTGAGAGTTCGGCCATGGCCCGCCAGTCGTCCCCGCCTGCGTTCATAAGCGTGAGGTAGTCGATGAACACGATGTCCGGCCGATTGCGCTCAATCTGAGCAGCGATGGATGACGGGCTGACTCGCCCCCTGGAAGTGTCATCAACCACAAGACGACCATCCAGTTTCCCGCTCAACTCTTTCAAGAATCGCTTGTATGCCACAAGGTCAAAGTTCTTGCCGTGCATCAGGTCCATGGACTTGAACACTTCAGTTCCGTACTGGCTAGACAGGAACGTGTGGCACCTCATGGCAATCTGTGCCCGTGACTGCTCTAAGGCATCGTATTGAACAACGGCTTCGCCGTACAGGGCTGCACAGGCCATACGAATCAGCGTCCATGTCTTGCCTTGCCCGAGGCGGGCAGCCACAATCCAGTAGTCGCCGGGCTGAGGGCCACCGGTTAGCAGGTCCAGTGTGGCAAAACCCGTAGGCACCCCAGCCATACCACGGGCCTGCATCCGTTCGTAACGGCGAGCAACTTCTGAAAATGTCCCTTCCCAGTCGGAGATGATCTCACTTTCGTTTTGCCCGCCATGAGCATCTAGTTGAATCGAAGCCAGGCTTTGGTAGGCAGAATCAAGAACCCCAGAAGGGTCTTCACTATCTTTTAGTCTTTCCAGAACGTCGTCAACAGTGTCGATCAAAGAGAACCTGATATGAGAGGCCCTCAGTTGGTTGATGGTGTATTCAACGTCATCTGATTTGAGAATAGTGAACCCAGGGAACCTGTCTCTAAAGAGAGTTTTGGAGGGGCACTTACGGTGCCTCTTTACATAAGAGTCAACCCACTCCCACTCATCTTGGTAGGAGTGGAACCAATGCTTTGTAACGCCAGAGCCTAGAGGGGTTACTACATCTCCTTGTCTGAGGACTGCTGAAAGAAACAGAACTTCATCTTTTCCAGACACCACTACTTCTTTTCAGTAGTAGTAATAGTAATGCTAAGCGCCCTGGCGCTTTTTGCAGCAGCCGCCCAGAAAGTATCCGGCAATCCAACCCGTTTGGAAGCAGCAGTTTGTTGGTGTCTCATTTCCCAGAAATGCCTCTGGCAGCCATCGTTCTTTTTGCAGGCAATAGGGCGGCAAAGTGCTGGTACAACGTGCTGCCCTTTCTTCTGATAGCAAGCCTGAACCCTTCGCTCAAATGAGCGAACAGCCGAGCGGGCATGGCGAGTCGGTCGGTAGCGGGCAACGGTACAGCCGAGCATCTAGTCCTCCTGTTGAGTTGGGTTGGGCGACTATACCCGTGGGGCGGGCAGTGCAGGTGGACTCCATGGTGTCTCTGGCCACTGCCCCCTACGCCAATGATTTGATACCCATGACAGAGTGTGCTAGAATGGGTGAGCGCCCAACGGGCGCTTGAAAACCAACAGATGCCTCACCGGGAACACCGGGAGATGCGGCCAGGACATCAAGCCAGGCGAAGCGACTAGGGCAGCCTCCCCTACGGGGGAGGGTGGGACCGGACCATCAAGGTGCCGACCATAGCGGGAACCAACCCAGCGTCCGAAAGCAGGACCGGGCTTGCGGCCAGCAGCCAAGGACCAGGGGTGGCATCTGCGCTTCTTTCCAAATCTGAGTTCGTCCAGGGGCCATGGGGCCGGGAGGCTATTGAAACGCCTGCCCATCCATGGAGTCTGGTCCCGACTCTGCATACCCCCAGTTCGCTGTAGAGGCGCAACGCTCACTGAGCCTGCCGCTAGAGAACTTGGAGCCAGCATTCTGCGTCCCCGCTCGTTTGAGCGGCGGTTGTCCAACCGTCACCGAGGCACGCTGTCCCCCAAGCCACTCAGCCAGCAGGATGTTTAGGTGAGCGGCAGGGAGTACACACTCCCTAGCGCCGAGCAAGGATCGCTACCCGTACCCCGTCAGTGGACTGAACTCCTGCAAAGCAGACATCCCTGGTGAGGGAAAGCACGTTGGCATCGTGCTGTTTGTCTGGCTCGCCAGCAGTGCCAAGGCTTGGCAAAACCCAAGCGGCACCCCGCTGTACTAGCAGGCATCTCAAGCGTAAAAACCCCGACCAGCCAGCAATGGCTGGTCACACGGGGGTGGCATTGGCATCGACATTGAGTAAAGCCGTACACGGACCTCAATGGACCGGGGTTCGATTCCCCGCACCTCCACAAGAGAGAGCAGTGACCAAGTGGTCCCGTTCTTGTGTGTGTCCTCCTGGCACTGCTCTCTCACTGACCTACAGGCTCATCGAACAGCCTTCAATGTTCGGACCTGAAAGGAGTGATGATATGGCACCAAAGGCTACGGCTACTGCGGCCAAGGCGCTGCGCCAGTGCCATGCCGAACAGCGTGCAGCCAAGGAGGCGGCAGGGTGGAAGTTCCACGAGGAACTTCGCCTGGACGGTTGCCTCCCGCTGGTTGCCGGTCGGCTATTCCGGGTGAGCGGCAAGAGGGGCTGGTTCAAGTTCCGTTCGGCTGACACCACACCGGATGGCCGTGTCCAAGTCCATTGCCATGGACCGTACAACGTAGAGGGCACGCCGTCGGCGTCCCGTTGCGTTGCAGCGCACACGTTCTGGGGAGAGCGAGTCACCAAGGTGGCTAGGAAGGTCACCCCAGCACGCTGCTAGCGCCCCCCGACTAGTCGGCACCCTGGTGCAAGCCCAGGGCGGGGACGACTACCAACCACCAACAAGGAGACACCATGAAGAACTACCTCGTAATCAACGACAACGGCGACGCCTTCCGCGTCGTCCCCACCGACGACACCTACGCGGACCTGTCCACTCTGGTGGACGGCTACATCGAAGCAGTCGATCTCCCCGGAGGCGTCGTGGCGTGGGTCAACGAGGAGGGGCTGATGCGTCAGGACTTCACCCTGAACCTCGTCGGTTCCATGATCGCTCGCCAGTGGACCGGATACGCCCACAAGTTGGTCGGCCCGGTCGTGTTCGCTGGCGAGAAGGCCACCGACGACGGCAACATCACCGTCCCGTGCCCGGAGGGTTTCATCCTCAACGAGATCGGCAACGGTCTGGAGTTGATGCCTGCCGACGGCAGCCCATACCACCACCGCGTGGAGTGGACCGTCGCTGAGTGCGCCGCCCGGATGGACGAGTCCCGCCGGATCTACATGGAGGCCCGAGCATGATCAGCGTAATCAGAGGCGACCGTAAGGTCGAATGGGTAGACATCGACGAAAACCACCATGAAGGAGCAAGACATGCCATACACCGTCGTCACCAATGAAGCCGGAGAGCCCCTCGGCACGGAGTACGTCCACGAGCCCGGAGAAGCCTTCTGGGAGGAGTACGAGGAGTACCAGTTGGTCATCGGACACTTCGGCGCACTTAACGCGGAGGACGCCGAATACGAGCGGCACGAGGACCCGGACCAGCGGTGCGCCGATGACTGCCTCGGGTGCGAGGACGAGCAGTGATCTGACCCCTCGCCGAACCAACCCCCCTGTCCCGGTCTGCCGGGCACCCCGCTCACGACGGGGCAGGGGACTAAGTGATGAACGACAAACAGAGAGAGGAACCCAATGAAAACTCCATCCATCAACTCAACATGGACACCGCTCCACGCCCTTCGGTTCGTTGATTTTGGCGACCACCATGGTGGCATCTGCGCCTGCGGGTGGCAGACAGCCCGGTGGCACGACACTGACCGTGAGGTTGTTGCTGAGTTCGACAACCACCGTGGGGAGTGCAAGTGAAGAACACCATCACTCACACGGATCACGGCAGGCCATGCCAAGGAGGCTGGGTGCCCAAGGCCGACGAGCGGTGCGTGAACGTCGCCACGGTGTACGCCTTCGATGACTTCTACGAGGGGCACGGCGACTACTACTGCGACCGTTGCACCAAGGCACACGGCCTCATGGTCGTGGACCGACTGACCGACAGAAAGGAGACGGCGTGAACACCCACAACGGAGGGCACTACGAGTGCTGGGTCGTCGTGGACGGATCGTTTGACGACGAGTGGATTGTCGATGCCGACAGCGACCCTGGCGGCATTGCCATGATCGAACAGGAACTGGAGATCAAGGCGGCAACCGACAACCTGCCCACCGACCTCTACATCCTCTCCCACAACCATCCGGTGGGAGATGGCTGTGAGTGCGCTCAGTACACCGTGGACCACAAGCCGTTTCGGTCGTGGAACACGGACGGCTGATTCGCCCTCACTCCCCTGACTAGCAGCCACCCCCGGTGCGAGGCCGGGGCAGGGACGAAGAAAGTAATGACAACAACCATTGACACAATCTGCTAGTGTTCATCTAGCCCAACGGAGAAAGGAAACACTCCATGCCTAACACCGACCATCCCCTGGCACACCTTGTGCCGCAACGCTTCTTCTACGAGGACTACGTTTCTCGTGAAGTCGATGGTGTCCGTGATTTGGACGCCCTCGCCACGGCACACTCCCTGCGGCACAACGTGCTGATCGAAGGGCCGACCGGTAGCGCCAAGACCTCACTGGTCATGGCCTTTGCTGCCGAGGTCGGCCTGCCTGTGGTCAACATCCCGTGCAACGGGGCAGCGGAGCCACGCAACTTCATTGGCGGCTGGACCCCCCAGCCCGACGGCACGTTCGACTTCGTGCCGGGCGATCTCCTGAAGGCCGTGGAGCATGGAGGAATCATCTACTTGGACGAGGTGAACATGATGCCTCCCAAGATTTCCGTCTACCTGCACTCGCTGTTGGATCGCCGTCGTGCCATCAGCATTCCTGAGGCGTCAGGGTCGTCGTTCCCCACAGAACTTCGTGCCCACCCGAACTGCCAGATCATCGCCACCATGAATCGTGGCTACCACGGCACTCGTCCGCTCAACCAAGCGTTCAGGAACAGGTTTGCCATCAAGTTGGCGTTCCCATACTCGACAGACGTAGAGGCCGAACTGGTGGCCAGCAACACTTTGCTGACATTGGCAGGCTCGCTGCGTGAGCGCCACGCCGTGGGTGACCTCACTACTCCGGTCAGCACCAACATGCTGTTGGAGTTTGAGGAGTTCGCTACCAGCGACAACCTGGGCTTCGACTTTGCCATGGGCAACTTCGTCAACTCTTTCTCGCCCGACGAGCAGGTGGTGGTGCGTGAGGTTCTCACGCTGGAAGCCACGCTCATCAAGAGCGAACTGTTCGGCGAGGACGACACTCAGAACAACGAGAACACCGAGGAGGTGAGCGAGTGAAGCGGTATAAGAGGCGTCGCTATCGGGACTCCCACGACAGTGATGTGCTGGGCGTGGACTCCACGCTCACGCCAAAGCAGCGCCTAGCCAACGCAAAGTTGGCGGCTCGCATAGAGTCGTTCGCTGCTGTGTTCACGAAAGTCAACTCCATCGTTGCCGGGCGCACTGTCCCAGTGAAACTCAGCAATCCAATCACTTGGTCGTTTGATGGTGCTACCCCACCCGGCTGGACAGATGGCGAAACCATCTTTCTGTCCAAGAGCCACCTGCAAACGGTGCTATCTCCGAATAACGCCAGCGCACTTGTACGTTCGATGTCAGCGTGCAAAGGGCTGAACTACCACGAGTTGGCTCACGTTCTGTATACGCCGCGCCACACTCACAAGCCCCTCCCCGATATTCGGAGGCTGACGAAGGATCATCCAAGTGCATGGCGGTGCTTCAACCTTCTGGAAGACCAGCGGATTGAGCGCCTGTTCGTGGCTCGTTGGCCGGTGTCAAGCGACTACTTCACCTTGACTGTTGCTCAGTGGGTTCTGGACCACGCGGGAGCGCCGGTTTCTTCCGATCCTGAATACGCCAAGGATCACTGGGCCTTGCGGCACCTGCTTCTTCATGGGCGGCGCTACCTTCCGGCAGACATGCGGCAGCGCGCCAGGGCTAAGTCTGTAGCCAGATTTGGTGAGGCCGACACCACCATGCTGGAGAAGATCATTGACGAGTACCGTTCATTGTCGTTCCCGTCAGACGGCGACCGTGCAGTAGAACTGGTTCGGGAGTTGGCCGTCTGGTTTGAGCGTCAGGCCGAAACGCACACCCACAAAAGGTCTGAGGACATGGTTCCGAACGTCACGCACGGCCACGAGCATCAGCGTGCATCTAGTGCTGAGTCAGTGAAAGAGCAGCGCCGTATCCAAGAACAGGCTGATGCTGATGATGAGGCCGATGGTGGCAGCCAGAGTGCGCCGTGCCCCATGGGCGACAAGGAAGAAGATGCTGAGGCAGAGAAAGCCGAGGCGACTACTGCCACCGCAGGAGATGGTTCGGCCACCCCTGACACCTTGGAAGAGCAGGCTGCTAAAGCAGTGGACGAGGCGCTTGACGCCACTCGCACCGACATTCTGGACACCATCCAGGCTGCCCGAGAGTTGGAGAAAATTGCTCTTACCAATGCGGGCAGCAAGAAGTACGCTTCTACCTACTCAAAGGCTCCTGCGGCGGCGAGCAAAACTGCTGCCGACCGTTTGACGACTGCAATGGCGCAGTTGCGATATGACGCCGAGCCTGCCTGGGTGAAGCGAGTGTCAAGTGGGCGAGTCAACATCGAAGCCATGATGCAAAGCAGAGGTGTGGACCTTGATGTCTTTGACGAGTGGAAAGATGCAGGGGACGACGCCACTTCGATTGAAGTTGTTGTCTTGCTTGACCAGTCGCAGTCAATGGGTGGCGACATGGTTGCCTCGTCCGAGGCTATGTGGACGATCAAGAAATCGTGTGACCGGCTGGACATCCCCTGCACCGTGGTTGGCTACAGCAACGAGATGTCTGTGCTGTATAGGGCAGAGTCTCCGGCGGGCGAGCAGGTGGCTGTCTTCCCCGTAGTTGGCGGCACACTGCCACACGCCGCACTGGAAGCGGCTTACCGTGTGTTTGCGGTTTCCGACAAAAGGCACAAGGTGATGTTCGCCATCACGGACGGCGACTGGTTCAGGCGGGACAGTGCGACGAGGGCTGTGCGAGACATTCGCAGCCTGGGAGTCAGCACTCACCTCATCTATCTTGCATCGACAGATGATCGTAAGTGGAACGCTGCGCGTCACGACGACCTCGCTCGTCAGTCGCCGCCCTGGAACGGCTGTGAGACAGGCGTTGTGGTTGGGGATGTGCGGGGCATGGTGCGCCATATCGAAAAGGAGTTGGTTGGCCTTGCCGCTGAATCGGCCACCGTGTGAGTGTCATGCTGGGCAGCAAGGAGGCGTGTGCGAGGCCAGTTGCCCGGCATGGCCAGGGCCGGAAGTGGTGTACCTAGACGAGTACGCCCAATTCTCCCACCCATCGGGTCCAACCAATGGGAATGTGACCATGGTAAAAATCTATGACCTAGCGTATTACCGCTCCCTGTTGCGACAAGAACAACCATCTCAGGGAAAGGACAGTTGAATGCCCTACCGCCACCACGCGGTTCCACCGACCGATGACACCGACGAGATCGTCTTGTGCGAACACACTGGTTCGCTGAAGGAGTTCTACGCTGACATGGCTGCACTCCGTGAGGAAGCCAGGAGGGAGCGGGCCGACCGTCTCCGAGAGGAGCCTTCGTGACGACCATCGACTCATTCGACACCTTCCTGGCCGAGTACGCTCGCACGCTCCCAGCCGCCAAAAGCAAGGGGCTGCGCGACGGCCAGCACCTGTTCCTCTTGTTGACTGAGCATCGCCGTGATGTTGCCGACAAGATTTGGGGCACGGCCATGGACCCGTTCCACAAGACAACCCCCCTCCCATCCATTTTGTGGGACACCATCCAGGCGCACTGGGAGGGCACGCGATGACAGGCCAAAGCGACGCTTACTATCAACCACCTGATGAGGTGGAGTTCTGCGAGGTTTGTGACGATGAGGGGTGCGTACAGTGCGACTCATCCATCGCTGAAGATTTTGCCGCCGACATACAACTGTCCGCTATAAGAGACGAGGGGGCCACCACGAGGTGGTAGCCCTGAACAGGAGGTGTTGTGATGGAAGCCAACTTTTGCGAACAGCCCGCTGCCAGTGAGCGCACTCGTAGGGCCACTGCGCCGATGGTTGCATGGCAGCGCAGGTTGCTGCGGGCACTGATTCAAGACATTCTCACAGTGAGCGGCCCGGAATCACCAGAGCGGGCCGCGGCGCTTGAGCGCCAAGACTGGCTCAGCGCCGACAACATCATGTTTGGGCAAGCGGAGCAAGCCATCGACACGCTCAAAGCCATACTTCGGGACTTCGCTGTTGATGACCCAGGCGACCTACAGGACCAAGACTTGGGGGCGGCATGGCCCAGCACATACTGACACTGGCACTGTTCCAAATGACCAACCCGCTGTGGGAACTGGTTCTAGCGCCTGCTGGCCTTTTGGCTATTGGGTGGCAGGCGCGTGAGATTGTTGGCTGGGCAGCCGCGAAATGTGGCCACCCAGGTGTCGCATGTAGCCACACTGACCAGGGCCTGCTTGTTATTGACGACCGCCTCAGTGGTTCGGTCCAAGTGCTACACGGTTGCAAGCAGTGCGGCGTGCGCCTACATCGGCAGCCATGACAGGACGTTTTGCCATCACGCCGAGTCAAGTTGAAGAAGAAGTGCCGGAGCGGATGACGGGAGAGGTGGCCGAGTCAGGTTGAAGGCGCTCCCCTGCTAAGGGAGTAAGGGTCCAACAACCCTTCGTGGGTTCGAATCCCACCCTCTCCGCTACAACGGAAGGACAGCACAGCACCATGGATCACAGCAAAGCACTAGTAGAGGTGTACAGGGCGAAACGCTCCCGAGACGATGCCGTCAGGCGTTATCAAGACGCCCAAGAAGCGTTCTTGGCTCAGTTAGACGGTAGCGACAGCGACCAAGACAGACATGAGACTGACTACAACGGCATAAAGATCACTGGCTCTAAGGTGACGAGCAGCACGCTGGACATTGACGAAGAAGGGCTGCGGGAAGAACTGGGCGAGGAGCGGTGGCGCGCTGTGTCTCGCAGGGTGCTTGATCGTAAGTTGCTAGAGGACGCTATTGTGCGGGATCGGATCGACGCATCTGCTCTGGCAAATAACAGCCGTGAAGTTTCCAAGAAGCCGTATGTTCGGCTGACCATCAAGGAGGGGGAGCGCGAGTGACTTTTGCACTGTTCAACCTTGCTGACTGGGTGTGGGAGTGGGTGGGCGCCCCTGCTTGCTTGATCCTTCTGGGCTACACCATTCGCTGGATTGTGGATGCTACGACCGACAACGATCCAGCCTCACAAGATGAGTTGTGGGGCGAGAACCTCAGCCGCAACACGGCCGAAGTTGACCGAGCGTGGCGCACGGCCCTATTCCGTATGGAGGTGGCCGTCCAGCGACATTCAGACGCGTGCGAGCGCATCATCCGTCGCAACCAAAAAAGGAGCCAGCCATGACACCCGAGCCACACACGATTGCCTTGTGGGCCAAGCGGGCATACGACGGGGAGTACGCCACTGTCTCTGAGGCCGCAAAATCTGTGGGACGTTCTGTCCGTACTTTGAAGCGGTGGCGATCTGAAGGGAAAGTTTCGGCCCCATCCCACTATGTGAGCCTGGGGCAAGGAACGGTCAACCTCTACAGCAAGTCAGACATCAAAGAGTTGCAAGCGTACAAAGCAACCACCAAGCCCGGCCGACGTAGAAAGCAAGCGTAATGGTTCGATACTTGGCGCTGGTCCTAGGCACGGCACTGATGCTGCTCATTGGTTGGCAGTGCGGCGAGCGCCGCCCAGCCGCCCTACAAACGACAACTGCTCCGCACACAGTGGTGCTGGAACAGGGTGCCCATGCTGGTGCAACTACATATTGGGAAGGTCACCAGCATGGGCACCAGTCGCCCTCTGGGAACTAACATGGCGACTGTGGCAGATACCGTTCTCACTCAAGGGTTTACGACTGAATACGGAGTGTCGATAAGCACAGAGGTGGGCGACTGGCTGGATGGCGACAAACAGGTAGACACAGCACTCATCGGGCTGCGCTTTCAGTTGGGCAAGGACGAGTGGACTGACCGATTTGTCATCCCGTTCTTTGGGGCAGTGTCGCTCATGGCCTCGCTTGTCCATCAGATGATTGAGCAGGGCCACGAAGACTTGGCCCTCCAACTGTTTCGTGAGGCTGCCGACAAAGGCGAACAGGCATCTGTCTTGACGCTGTTGACGGCTGGCCACACCAACAAGTCTGACCTTCTGCGCGAGAAGGTTTACCCGGAGAACGAGCCAACTGTTGATCTTGTGCGGGCCGTGGCGGCAGTCATTTCTGCGGTTATGAACGACAACCAAGAGGCGTCGGCGGTAGCCATTGACCAGATGGACACGACCGGAGCACTGCCATTGGTAAGCCGGTTCTTGGCGACCATGGCTGGCCGAGCCATTGGCTATATCGCTGTGATGTCCGAGATGTCACCAGACAGCGTGCTGCACATCATCGCAGGGTCCAGCCTTGTGGACTTTGACGAGGAAGATTAGTGCTGGTCCCCACCAGTGCCATCAGTGGCTGCTATGGTGACGAATACCTCAGAACCCCTACCCTTATTGAAGGAGGCATGTAGAACATGACCGACAAAATCGCTGGCCAACGATTGGGCAGCATCGAAGCCGTCAAGGCGTCTCTCAAACGAGGGGCTGCCAGCGGAGCCTATATCAAGCATGTGGGCGAAGATGGCCTGATCGTCCGTTTCCTCACCAACCCCGAGGAGTGGTTCGGCTATCAGGAGTATTATGACGCCGAGAACAAGCAGTTCGTCCCCATGGTGGAGGGCGAAGTGCTTCCTGACGGCGTTCGACCCTCATTCCGCTACCTGACCAACGCCCTGGACATTCAGACAGATCGCGTCTTGCCTTTGAAGTTGGCTAAGACGCTGGCCAACCTGCTGATGATAAAGTACGAGAAGTTCGACACGTTGCTGGACAGGAACTACGAACTGGATCGCCACGGCACTGGCTTGGACACCACTTACGACGCCACGCCTCAGGCACCGAGCCAGATCAACACTCAGAAGTATGAGTTGTTGGACTTGGCAAAGGTTTTGGAAGACGCCCGCAAGGTGGCTGAAGGGGAAGATCCCTTCGACAACCCGCCCGTCACCATGGGGACCGAAGATGGCGATGATGATGTGGACGAAGATGACGAGTTGGTCATCGACGTAGACGAGTTGGACGAGATGCCACTGAAGACACTTCGTGGGATCGCCACGCAACTTGACATCACGGTTGAAGGCGTGAAGAAGGCCGACTTGATTGACGCCATCATCGAAATCGCTGAGGTCTGATCCGCTAGGTCGTGGTGCCGCCGAGGCGGGCGGGTGAGTGAAGCCCTCTCCCCCCCCCACCACCTTCACTCACCCGGCGCTGGAACAGTTTCCGTCCGGCAGCCGAGGTCCGTCTTGGCGGCACCACATTATTCACAAGGGAGTTGCACTATGGCCGAGGCCAACAACCCGTTCGACAAGAACCGTGAGCCGAAGCGACACCGTGTAGCAGCCATGCTGCTCAGTACTGAAACAGTGTCGTGGACTGAAATCTGCGAGCAAGTCGGCAACCTTTCTCCACGCACCATGGGCTTTGTTCTTCGTGCCCTGGAGGACCAAGGAGTTACCGTGCTGAGGATGCGGGACTCAGAATACGGGACGCTGTACCGCCATGACCCAGAGTGCCCGTTTGAGGAACGCTATCGGTTGAGCAAGACTGATGGGGCTGATGCTCACCGCCAACGATCAGAGCGTGAACCTTATGAGCCGCCGCCCATCCAAGACCACCAAGCCAGCCAAGGTACTGGTGTGCGGTAAGTGTGGCCGGAGCGCTCTTTCGACGGAGGAGCGGGCAATGTGGTGGCTGGAGGGCATTAGCCCGCAGTGGTATTCCGTTGTGCGATGCCCTCGCCACATCACTGATTGGGCCATGCGGCAGGCCGGGTATCGGCGCACCATGAAGTCGTATCAGTGGCGACGCTTAGGCCAGGAACATGACCGGCGCAGCAGTGTCCAAGAGTCGCTTTACTCACCGTTTTTCCACCCCGATGATGTTCAGGAGATTTGATGCTCACACCCCCGCAGCATGAGTAGCCAGTTCTTCCACACGCACGTTCACAGTGAGTTCTCCTGCCTAGACGGCATGGCCGACATAGGCACCATGGTGGAGAAGGCTGTGAAGTTCAAGCAGCCGGGGCTAGCAATCACCGACCATGGCAACATGAGCGGCTGCTTCCAGTTGTATCAGGCGTGCCGCAGAGCGAACCTGCTCCCGTTCCCTGGACTAGAGGCGTATGTCGTTGATGACATCACCGACAAGACCGCCAAGCGCCATCACCTGACGCTGCTAGCCCTCAGCCGTGAGGGTTATTCGGCGCTGGTGCGACTGTGCAGCCAGTCGCATCGCCGTGAGCAGTATCACTACAAACCACGCATCTCACTATCTGACTTAGCCACCATGAGCCGTGAAGGCCATGCAGATGGCATCGCTCTGCTGACCGGCTGCTACTTCGGCCTTGTTCAGCAAGCCATCGTCCGTGACGAGGAGCAGGGCAAGCGAATGGCTCAGATGTTGGCTGGCTGGTTCCCTCACACTTATGTGGAGATCCAACACCATTGCACCGACCATGGTGATGAATGGACCGACGACCTTCTAGCCGAGGCGCTGTGGCGAGTGGCTGCCGAGATCGGGCGTCCTGTCATCATCACTCAGGACTGCCATTACTGCGACAAGGCTCACAAGCCCCTCCATGATTTTATGAAGTCCATCGCCTACTCAGGTGACATTGGAGATGTCTCTTTCCCTGGAGACAGTTACCACTTGGCCAGCACGCCATGGGTGAAGAAGCACTACAAGGCACTCCCACACATCTGGTCTGGAGCGGAGGAGTCTTATCGCGACCTGCTGGAGCGGCACAAACTCACGCTCCCCATGCTGGACGACTACCGGTACCACATTCCCAAGGTGGCGTCTAAGCCACTGGGGAAACTGCGCCAACTGTGCGACCGGGCGATGAACGACCTCATGTTGGACACTGCGGACGAGTACTGCGAGCGGCTGGACTATGAACTGGGCGTGGTCAAGCAACTAGGCATGGCTGACTACTTCTTGCTAGTCCATGACTATGTGGAGTGGTGCCGCAAAGCGGGCATCTTGGTCATGGCCCGAGGGTCGGCATCAGGATCGCTGATCTGCTTTCTCCTGGGCATCACCCAAGTGAACCCCCTCCAGTGGGGCCTGACCTTCGACCGGTTCTTGACACCTGATCGGATTCGCCCTCCCGACATTGACCTTGACGTAGAAGACACGCGCCGGGATGAGGTGGTCGAATACCTTGCCCACAAGTACGGAGTCGTGCAGATCGGCACCTACAACCGGCTAGGGCTGGATGCCGAGACAGGGCGGGGCGGGCTGTTTGTGCAGTACATGGCGGGGATGCGTAAGAGGCTGGGGGACGGATTTGCCAAGCGTTTGGGCCGAGTCCAGAACGCCCATGATTTGGAAGCCGTGGACATAGAGGCAGCGCACAAACTGATGGCTCTGTCTGACATCCCGATTAGGCGATCACCCGGTGCCCATGCCGCTGGATTTGTGTTGACCCAGGACGACTACCCGCTGGACGACCTCATTCCGACCATGCTGATTCCCTCGTCTGACACGACGGTTACTCAGATGACCATGGACGATGTAGAGGATGCTGGGTTTGTCAAGATTGACCTGTTAGGGCTGCGGTCCCTCACAACCATGCACCGGTGTTTGGAGTTGCTGGGACGCTCCGACAGATCATTCATTTCTTTGGATGACAAGAAGACCATGGCCTTTCTGAGAAAGGGGCGGCCTGACACGGGCATCTTCCAACTTGAAGGGTTTACGGCCGCTCAGGGGTGCCGTGAGGTGAAGGCTAAGACAGTGGCCGACCTCGTGCTTATCAACGCCCTCTACCGGCCAGCCACCCGTGACCATGGGTACACGGATCTGTTCCTGCACAATCGGGCACACCCTGAGAATGTCCAGTACCCCCATGAGGTTTTCAAGAAGCACCTTCAGGAGACTCATGGCGTTCCGGCGTTTCAAGAGCAGGTGCTTGCCATCCTCAAAGACTTGGGGATGCCCGTTGCAGAGATGAACGCCTTTTTGCAGGCCGTCAAAGGGAAGCACGCCATAGCGGGCTATGCGGATAAGTCAGTCAAGACGTTCCAGGCCAACCGCGAGAAGTTTGAGGGGCTGTGCCAAACGGTGGGCATGGACCAGAGCGAAATCAACGAAGCATGGTCGCTGGTCGAAGGGTTCGCTGCCTATGGGTTCAACCGTGCCCATGCCACGGCGTATGCCTTGTTCGGGTATCAGATGGCCTACTTGAAAGTTCACCACCCGCTGGAGTTCCATGCAGCGTTGCTGGAAACCACTGCTGGGTCGGACAAAGAGCAGAAGTACATCAAGGAGGCCAGGGCTATGGGCATCAGAGTGCTGCCCGTGGACATCAACGAGTCGGGGGTGTCTTGGACCATGCACCCGCCCAAGAACGCATTGAGGCGGGGGCTGAAGTCAGTCAAGGGGGTTGGACAGGCTGCCGCAGAATGTGTCGCAGACCATGCACCATTCAGTAGTATTGACGACCTAGTATCAAGGTGCCCTGCCCGATCAGTAACAGGAGGCCGAGAGTGGTCGAAGACCGGCACTCTCAAAGGAACACTCCGGCATCTGCAACAGGCTGGGGCGCTCAAGACACTCGCCGTTTACCCAGAATGAAAAGAAAGGAAACTTATGACCACCAACCTCGATTACAAGAACTTCTACAAGGGCATCCATCGGGGGAGAAGCCGCCTCCTGATGCTGGCCATACTTCGGTGGAAGTACGGCCATCGGTTCGTTGACGACAACGGGAAGTGCCGCACTCGCCTTTACCGCACGCTGCACTCTTACTTCCCCGACACGTTCAAGCCCGGCACCACCAAGATTGAGAAAGATGCAGTTCTCCGAAAGATGGTGGAAGACGGACTCATCGGCTGGGACACTTCCAGCCATGGCACTTGGAGGATCTCGCTGACACGAGCGGGCGCACACTTTTTGTCGGTGTGCGAGCATGACCCGCGTTACAGCGAAGAACTGACCTTGGTGCGTGAGTACCACAAGGGGGTTTGGGCCGAGGGAAAGGGTCCGTTCCCCGGTCATATCGCTGCTGCACAGAAGGCTGCACAGAAGCCGGTGGAAGCGCCTCCGGCAGAAGCAGAAGGGGCTGAGATCACGGTTGCACCGGGGTGGGACGACACCTCAGACGATGCCCGCATCTCGCATGAGGATGGCACCAACATTGGATGGGCGCTGACGGACGGCACTGGCCGACACCATCTGGCTGCCAACCAAGACTTGCTTCGCACCATGGCTCGCCTTCGGGACGAAGGCCATCAGTCCATCGTGGTGCGGCCACTGCTGGTGACGGCGTGATCGTGGCATGAAGGCGACGGAGATCGCTGCCGAGATCAACAGCGTGCTAGGCGCTGGGACAGTCCGGCTGGGGTCGGACGACTCGCTGCGAGTCACGACCATCCCAACGGGCGTGCTGCCCATGGACTACTTGTTAGGTGGCGGCGTCCCGCGTGGGAGGTTCACTGAACTGTTCGGTGCGTACTCCACATTGAAGTCATATGTGGGGCTGTCAGCCATCGCTCAGTGCCAGGCTCAGGGTGGCACCTGTGCCATCGTGGACACGGAACACGCCTACGACCCTGAGTGGGCCACGAACATCGGCGTGGACACCAGCAGCCTGATCTATCAAGCGCCATCGTCGGGTGAAGAAGCCATCGACGTATCAGAGGTTCTGATTCGTAACGGCATCGACCTCCTAGTCTGGGACTCTGTGGCAGCCACGCTTCCACAGACAGAGGCCAACAAGCGGCTGGCGAACGAAACCATCCAACCAGCCCGACTGGCTGCCCTCATGTCTACTGGCCTACGGAAACTGACCACGGCCAACTCCAACACAGCCGTCATCTTTATCAACCAGACGCGCCTCAATGTGGGCCAAATGTTTGGTGACCCCGAAACTGTTCCTGGCGGTAAGGCGCTGCCGTTCTATGCCAGCCATCGGGTGGCGCTGAGGAAAGCGGGCAAGGTCAAAGAGGGGGCCAAGGTCCATGACTCTGAGGGCAAGCAGACAAACGTCAGCGTTGTCACGGCCCACAAGATTCGGGCCACATTGGAAAAGAGCAAACTGGCTGCACCATCCAAGGATGTGCTGTTCACTTTCGATCTAGCCCGTGGCGAGGTTGACAACGTGGGCTTTCTGATGACGCAAGGGGCCATTGACGGCCTAGTGCATAACGAAGGGAGAAAGTGGTGGGCGACAACAGACGAGATGACCATGGACCCGGTGGTGGGGCGGGCGAAGTTTCGGGAGGCGTTGGCGAGCAATCCAGCCATGGTGGAGAGTCTGGCCAAATCCCTGGCCAACTTGAGTTCCCGTGGCAGCCAGGAAGCAGACAGCGGGACGGGAGACTGACTGAGAAGGCCATGGCCAAATCGCTAGGGGCTAAGCCGCACCCTGCATCGGGGGCGCTCCGAATCAAGCATGATGCGTCGGACCATGAAACTCTCTACGAGATCAAAGATGCCAACAAGACACACACCATCAAGGGCACAGAACTAACTTCGCTGTGGAAGGAGGCGACCATGGCTGAAAAACGACCGGTGTACGTTGTGCGCTTTAGGGATGCTGACATGGTGCTGTACTGCTCGTTGTCCAAAGGAGGGCGGGCGTGAGTGGCCTAAAGAAGATCGCCAAGGTGGCAAAGCAGCAGAGCAAGATCACGCCCAAACTGACCGGCTGGCTAGCCAACCATGACGAGGGGGTAGTCGTTGCTGATGCTGAGATGCAGAAAACGCTTCTCAGATTGCTAGCCCCTGGCGGCACCAGGGCCGGAGCCTTCCACCCATCACAGTTGTATCAGTGTGAGCGCAGGCAAGTGTTCGACTACTACGACGTTCCCCGCTTGAAGGAGTACAACCCGCAACTCCAGAACATCTTCAACGATGGGACTTGGAGGCACGCCCGCTGGCAGATCATGCTGCTCCAGGCGGGGGTGCTTAGCAGCGTGGAGGTTGGGGTGGCCATGGAGGAGTACCGCCTGACTGGCTCCATGGATGGGGTGAGCGACTTTGGTGAAGATGTTTGGATGTTTGAGTTGAAAGGGACCAGTCAGTTCAGCACCGTCAAGAACCATGGTGCGCTCCCCGCTCATATCAAACAGGTGCATGGCTACCTCCTGGCGTCTGGCTTGGACCAAGCGGTGGTGGTGTACGAGGACAAGTCCACACAAAACTGGTTGGAAGTGGAGGTTCACAGGGATGAGAGCACGATTGACGAGATCGTTGGCATCCTGGCCAGTCTGAACGTGGCCATCGAACACGACGAACTACCGGAGGTTCTAGATGAGTGCAAAGTCCGTAAGGGTTCGACGTTCACCAAGTGCCCCTACTCCCATGTCTGTCTCAGCGCCGTCAGCGCCGAAGACGCCATCGACTGGGGTCAGGCACTTTCGGGTTGAGCAGGGCATCCCGTCGGTCACAGCCATGAGAGACGAACTAGACGAGTACACCAGTGTGCTGTTGGGGCACTCCGACCCACCGGTTCAACCCGGCCCTATGGCACTGATGGAGTACGCCAATGCCGTCTACAGCCGGGCGATGGAACTCACCATGCTGTTGCAACGGGCTGAGGCCGACGGCGTGGTGATGAAAGGCACCAAGACGTACCGTTTCCGCACAGGAGAACTCCGCACGTTCACTGAGATGGCAGCCAAAGCCATAGACCTGGGGAGCCGACGCATCACCATGGCGAAACTTGAAGCCGATTTGGCGCACGGATAGCGAGACATGATGATTGGGGTGCCAGAGGCCGTTGTGGTGGGAGTTGATCCTGCTTCTACAAGAGCAGCGTTTGTGGCTATCCATGAAGACGAGTTTCACCTTGCTGCCTATCCACGCTTGGGGCCAGCCGGTCCAATAGCCTGTGCCGCGGGGTGGGATGCCACACACGACTTTTTGGACTCGTTGCCATGGGATGCCAATATCCCCAGACATGCGTTTGTAGAGTGGCCGGTGTTGGGCCGAGGCGGGTTCCGTTCCACCATGGTGCAAGCCTTTACCTCCGGGGCCATACAGGGTGCCCTCCACAACCGCGGGTGCTTCACGCATAGCGCCAATGTCTCATCATGGAAGAAGTCAGTCACCGGACGAGGCAACGCCACTAAGCCAGAGGTTGGCGCTGCCGTACAACTACGATGGCCTACTCTCCACGCCCGTGCAGGTGGCGATCAAGACCTCTATGACGCTGCCGCCATTGCCATCTACGGATGCTCTGTGGTGGGAGAGCAAGTGGCTTGACTATGCGGCGTGCAAAGGAAAGACAGACCTGTTTTTCCAGCACCGCTGTAGTACCAGATGCGACCAACACCCTTCTGGCTGTGATCGGTTACAGTGCGTTTGTGACGCCAAGGAAATCTGCGCCGCCTGCCCGGTTCTTGCCCATTGCCGCATCTGGTCTATTGAGGACAGCCTTCAGCATGGCATTGCAGGTGCCATGACTGAGCGGGAGCGCCTGCGTTTCAGGCAACAAAGGGAGCAGTTATGACCGACGCCTTGTTCACTGAGACACGGACGGTGCCGCTGGAAGAACTCCAGCCATACGACAAGAACCCGCGCAAGGGCGATGTGCAAGCCATTGCTGAGTCACTGAAAGCCAACGGCCAGTTCAAGCCGATTGTGGTGCAGAAAAGCACAAGCAAGATCCTCGCCGGAAACCACACCTACCAAGCCGCTCAACTGTTGGGGTGGGACACCATCGCCGTAGTCATGGTCGATGTTGCTGATGATGAGGCGGCTCGCATTGTCCTGGCTGACAACCGAACCAGTGATTTTGCTGAGTATGACAACACGGTGTTGGCAGAACTCTTGTCAGGCTTGGACGATGTGGTGGGAACGGGCTACAACGCCAGCGATGTTGACGCACTCATGGCCACGATGGACGACACCTTGGGCGACATTGCGGCTACCTCACACGTTGTTAGAGAAGGGGCACTCCTGGGAGGCGACTCGTTGGCCGAGTTGCCAAACGCCAACCATGGTGACAATGGCACCGACGAAAGCGACGGTGAGGTTGACCTAGAGGGAATCTTGACTCTGAAAGAGGACATGGTGTGGCCGGGGTATGGCGAGTGGGACATCCCGCTGCTACGGACGGACATGATGATTGAAGAACTCCCCCAGCCTCTGACGACCTGGGCGGGGAGTGCCACAAGAGACATGGAGTGGGACGGATACTGGCTCTACAACTGGGGCATCGACAGCACATCGGGAATGGACGACCTCAGCAAAATCATGCTCTCCTTCTACACCTGGGATGAATACTTTGAATGCTGGTGGAACAACCCGAAGAAGTACTTGACCAAAACCATCAACTCTCAGATTGAGTACGCCATCACGCCCAACTACTCACAGGACGCCATGCCGCGTGCTCTGTCTCTGCACGCCTTGTTCCGTTCGCGGTGGATCGGGCGGTACTTGCAAGAGGCCGGAGTCAGAGTCATGCCCGACTTGGAGATGAGAGCCGAGGACGACTTCATGGACATCGCCCTAGGGTCGCTACCTACCCCACTCACCTGGGCAAGCATTCAGGTTCAAAACATTGTGTCGCGCACTAGGACGAACGCCCATGACGAAGACGAGGCGCGCAAGTCCTGGGTAGAGATGTTGCGGAAGCAAGTTGCCAGAGCAGAGATCCAAAACCTGCTTGTCTACTGCCGCACTTCACGCTGGGACGAGGTGAGGCAGTGGCTACATGGTGTTGACGTTCACCTAGAGTTCTTGCCCACGCGCATGGAACTACTAGGAGCCTCATGGGAAGCCAGCCGACGAAACCCCAACCTCCTCTAATCTTGCTCGTCCCCTTCAGCCAGGGGACCGGAACCAACCAGGGGCCGCACGCCATTCTGGCGACACGCAACGCCGAGGGTCTTTACCATCCACGAGTTGCTGAGGTGCCAGTGAACCATGCCAGCGCCATACGGACGGCGCACCATGTAAGCCGGGCGGTTGGCGACTACGAGAACGTCATGGTGCTTGGAGGAGATCACTCTCTAACGTATGGGGTGCTGGAGGCACGGGCGCAGCGTGAGGGGCCAGTCCACCTTGCTCTTTTTGATGCTCACCATGACCGGTACGACATCACCCACAGCCCTAGCCTCATGGACCATGGCAACTGGTTGAGGTTTGCTGATGGTGCAGGGCTGCTTTCGGGGATCACATGGTTCAACTATCGGGGTGCTCAGACCACCTGGGGGCATGACGCCATCCCTGACAGCGGGCCAGTCCATGTATCGGTAGACCTTGATGTACTGGCACCTGTTGAGATTGGCTGGGCAACTCCGTGTCCGGTGCTGGGTGGAGGAGCCATGGTGGAAGAACTGCTAGGTGCCATACGGGCGCTACCCCTCACTGATAGCCACACCGTCACCTCTGACCTTGTGGAGTACGACCCAACCGGTGACACCAACCGAGGCGCTGCTCGTGTCTGCTCGCTCATCATGGACGCCCTGCTTGCTCACCATGGAGATTTCGCTAGCCCGGAGGGCGTCACATAGCATGGTGCAGCAGCGTGTAGCCTCGTGGAGCCATCAGTGAACGAGATCGAAGTAGTTGACCTGAGCCATGCAGGCGAAGTTGTCGTGTCTGGGGCCAGAGCAAACGGAGGTGGAGGGTCACGGAACAAAGGCCCAAAGAGGCCACGCCGTGCCTCAGGTGAGCGCCGGACCACGAGGACGTTGAGAATCCCCAGGCCGACCTCTGACGACGAGGAGCCTAAGAAGAAGGGGCGCAAGCCAAAGCGTAAGCGCCCGGCCCGAGCCTAGGAGCCATCACAGCGGGGAACGCCGTACACCTGCTTTACACCGTGGCGGGTGTACCAACTCACCTCACCGCTACACCAGACACCGCCAACCATGGCGGCTGGTAGGCCAGCGAGGTCGGCTTCTGTTGCTTCGTGCTCTCCTTCATCGTGGGAGTGAATGAACCCCACGATGCTGTCTACCCCTACGAGGTCACCCTCACGCACTTCAAAAGTGGTGCGGGGAGCAGGGCTACTGTTTCTCACTGGAACGTAATCTGTCACTACGACAATGCGATCCCCTAGCCACACTCCCCGTAGTGCTGCCACCTGCTCCGCGCACTTTCCAAGGTACAGGTCGGGAGGAGGAGCGTAGAGGACAACGATCACCGCTTAGAACGTATCGCAGAGCCACCTCTCTTTTCGTGTCTCCCGTAGGTAACGGCGGGAGAGAAGCCAAAAGTCTTTCCCCTTTGTGCTTAGAAACAAACTCATACTCAGAGACAGAACTCTCTCGACTAGATAGAGCCAGAACTTAGCGAGTCGAGGAGTACAGGTGGAAAATATCCAGAGCACATCACCAGGCGTCACTAGGCCAGCAGCCTGACCCCACAACGATACGTTTACTAATCGTTGCTTTGGCGGGAGAACGTGTGCAAGACTTCCCTAGAAGCCCAGTCAGCCGTCCTCACGCCTCCCCGAGTTGGAGGGAGAATCCGGTGGAAGACAAGCAACTACAGGCAGCAGCAGCCGAATCTCTAGCCTCCCAGTGGGAGCGGGGGAGCAGGGCACTACAACTGCTAGGACACCCCGGTTACCACTTCACGCCCTGGTCGTGCATCAACACATTCACCCTGAGGCTCTGGGAGCGGCTGCTAGAGGGCAGGGCCGACAGTGAGGCCACCCGGTTCAACTTCGCCCTCCTGTCGTGGCTGGGGGTACAGGGCTTGAACAAGCAGGCAGACAGCCCTGTACCACCTTCTGCACATGCCCCTGATCTCGTCAACAGCCTGATAGCCCGCTACCACGCCGGGTGGGGGAGATCAGTGGCTACAACCGGACACTCAGGGCTTGCTGTACGACTCCTAGACGCCTCCAGTGCCCTAGAGATGCTTGTAGACGGAAACCTGCCCAGGTGCCCAGAGGCCGCTAGAGCGTTCCGTGAGGTCACTATCTGCTCCCTGGCCGCAGAGATGCTTTACGCCGACACTTGGCCGGAAAGAGAAGACCTGCCCTCACCCCCTCAGGCTCACCTCCAGCCCCAGACGTAACAGGCCGCCTCCCTACCAGCACAAACACAGCCAGGTGGTCAAAACCCCGAGCAACAAGCCCCTGACCAGCACAAACACGAGCCAGGCACGAAGACCCCCCCCCAAGATTGTTAGCGGCGAAAGGCAAAAGTGGATCGTTGTCCCTGCCGTGTGTGAGTTCTGGTTTTTCAGATTTTTTTGGGCGGAGATTTTGGGCCGGTGTCCATGGCGGCCTGCTTTGCTCGGGTTTTTTGCCACCGATGCCACCTCTAAGGGGCGCTACGGACACTTTTGTAAAAAAAAGTTTGGGGCCACCAAAAATGCGGTTTGACCCCGTGCGATACGTTATTCCTCCATGGCAGGCGAGTTCCGTTTGGCGTTTGAGCGCCTTGACGAGTTGATGTCGAAGCAACCCGCCAAGCCAGTGGGGGCGCTGGGGCCGGGGCTTCGCCCGAGAGGCAGGCGTGCCCTAGGGTTGGACCGCCGCGAGGCACCGCCATGGTGCCGTGAATCGACCGAGGACGCGTAATGCACGAAGATGCCGTTTGCGGCCAGCAGAGTGCCCAAGAAAGCCCCTTAGAGGGTGCTACAAGTCGTTCTAAGGCCATGCGGAGCATTGAGACGGGTGCCTGCTCAAAAACGGAGCCGGAGGCTCCTACAGGGCCAGAGGGGGCGGGGGAGTCAAGTGGGACAGAGAGGACAGAAGGGGCTGGGGCTAGCGGCGGCGCAAGCGCCAAACGGCGCAGAAGGGGCGGGGCACGCCAGGATGACGAAATGACGCTGACCCGACATGAAATCATGCGGGCACGAGGGATGTGTTGATGAGCGACATAGCCGACAGGGTTCCTAAAGGTGAGATCATCAACGACGGCTCCGACGGTGAGGAGATCGTGATTAGCGACCCTCAAACTGTGTCCAGGCGCACTTCAAGCAGAGAAAGAGTACGGCGGGCTACGGCACTCAAACTTGCTGGTGCCTCGTATGAGCAGATTGCCGAGAACCTGGGCTACGCCTCTGCTGACAGTGCCAGAAAAGCAGTCAACAACGCCATCAAGAAGTCGCTGCAAGAGAACGCCAACGAACTAAGGCGTATCCACTACGGGCGGCTAGAGCACATGCTGATGCTGGTGTGGCCACAGGTCAACCAGGGAGACAACACAGCGTTTCATTCGGCCCTGGCCGTCATGGACCGGATGGAACGCCTTTACGGCCTGAACGCCGCCGAAAAGATTGAAGTCACCACCGGGCCGCACGAAACGGTTATGGTGGCCGACGGCTCCAAAGACGCTTACATTGCCGCGATGCGGGAAGCGATTGAGGCCGAAGATGTTGTAGAGGCCGAAGTAGTTGAGGAGGCACCATTAGATGAGCCAGAGCCACACACCCGACCCATCCCCGTCCGAGTTCACGACGACGATTGACCCGTTTGAGGACGACACCCCGCTGGAGTGCGGCCTGGAGAACGCCGACATCTGCGAATCGTGTCAATAACGAGCAAACCGGCCAACACGGCTCGTCGCCAAAAGCCCAAGTTGTCTCGTTGCCTGAACTGCGGCTGGTACATCGGGCGCAGATTGCTGAAGCAGCGAGACGGGGTGTGCCCGAACTGTGAGGCAAGCGGGCAATGCCACTAGCCGCACGCGCACCACAAGATGACGACGAGTTGTGGTACTTCGTCCGAGCCGTTTGGGGGATCAACATTCCCCGCGCTGCTAAGTGTCCGGGGCACAAAGCACCGTTTGACGCATTTGCAGACGCCTTCTTCGGCAGATCGCCCATCTCTGTCTGGAAGGCTTCGCGTGGCTTCGGCGGCAAGTCCACCCTGCTAGGCATTTTGACTCTTACTGAAGCCGTGACCCTGGGGGCGCAGGTCACCGTGCTGGGTGGTTCGGCTAGCCAGTCTCAGCGTGTTCACGAAGTCACTCACGAACTGTGGGAAAAGCCGCGTGCTCCCGTAGCACTATTGAAAGACGACCCCACTCGCTTCAACACCAAACTGACGAACGGCGCTTGGATCTATGCACTCATGGCTTCGCAGAAGTCGGTGCGCGGTCCCCACCCGCAACGGCTCCGGCTGGATGAGGTGGACGAGATGGAGATTGAACTGTTTGAGGCGTCGCAGGGGCAGCCCATGGATGCCAGAGGCTTGCAGGCTCAAACAGTCGTTTCCAGCACGCACCAGTACCCCGACGGCACCATGACGGAGATTCTTCGTCGGGCTAACCAAAAGGACTGGCCGGTGTACGAGTGGTGCTGGAGAGAGTCACTGGAGCCGGGCGGTTGGCTGAAGCAGTCCATGGTTGACCGCAAGCGCATGGAAGTTTCACAAGCAATGTGGGACACCGAGTATGACTTGCAAGAGCCGTCGTTTGAGGGGCGGGCCATTGACACGGATCGGGTTGACGCGGCGTTCGACCCCAGCCTGGGCATTTTCGCAGGCGATCTCGACGAGGATATTGTGATTGAGGAGCCGCAAGAAGACGGCCGTTATGTCACAGGAGTGGACTGGGCAAAAGAGCGGGACTGGACGATCATTCGCACGTTCCGCACAGATGTAGAGCCTTGGACTGAAGTGGCGTTCAAACGGACAGGGAGAAAGCCGTGGCCAGCCATGGTCGCTGACGTTGAACTCAGGCTCATGCACTACGGAGGGACGCTGGTCCACGACGCGACTGGCCTGGGCGATGTGGTGGACGATCTCATTGCATACGACCGTCGGTTAGTTGTGGATCGGGTTCTCAGAGGCCGGGAGCGGGAAGCCACGTTTACGGAATACATTGCTGGCATTGAACAAGGGAGTCTGCGTGGCCCCAGGATTGAGTTTGCACATAACGAGCACAAGTACGCCACTCAAAAAGACTTGTTTGGGTCAGGGCACCCACCGGACACGTTCATTGCTGGAGCACTAGCGTGGTCCACTCGCAGAAAGTTCTTCGTGCCGGTGCTTAGCCCAGCCAACATTGGAGTTCGTGACAGCCCGTGGAAGTCGCTATAGCGAGAGTCCGCACCTTTGCTCACCAGTCGCTATGTGTCGTACAATGCCCCTCCATGCGTGGCCTGGATTTACTCACCCCTGTAGCCGTTGCTGTCATCATGGGAGGCCCAGCATGGTTTGGCATTCGGCGGCTTAGGAGAGAGAATACCGAGCAGCATGACTCAAACTCCTCACTTCTGGGTCATGTGAGCCGCCAAGTAGACAAGATCGACACCGAGGTGGACGGGCTTCATGTCTGGACCGCCAAGCATGACGAGCATCATCGTCATCTAGAGACAAAGGACTAACTATTATGAGCAACATCAACTTTCGTGACCTTGCCGAGCGCCTCGTCTGGACCGCCGTCCAGTCCGCAGGCGGCACACTCATGGCTGCCGGAGCCATTGAAGGGGTGGAGGCGTGGCACGCCGCCGCCATCTCCGGGCTGTCGGCCATCGTGACCGTGCTCACGACCTTCGCCCGAACCCGCCTAGGAAAGTTGGAAAACTAATGGCACGTTCATACGAGTCTGGCGCAACGCCGACCACTGTCACCGGGTCGGATCAGGCGGTTCTGACCACGAAGGGCACATACCTGGGGATCTCAGTGCGGGAAACTGGAGGCTCCAACACGGCCACGGCCAAGATTTACGACAACGATTCGGCAGCCAGCGGAACGGTCATTGACGAGTTCACAGTGTCGGCAGCAGGCGCTCTTTCGCACTGGTTCGGCCCCGGCGGCATCAGCCTGGCTAACGGCATCTACATCGACGTGTCAGGCTCTGGCGCACTGTCCGGTAGCGTGTACCACCTCTCGTAAAGGGGCCTGCACCATCAGTAGTTTCTCTGAGGCACTTGGTGCCCCTACAGGAAGACGCCCTCTGGTGGATGTCGTTCTAGAGGTGTTGGACGAAGACTCACGCCAAGAGTTAGAACACGCCTTAGTGAATCGGCTTTACACAATCTCAGCGATTGCGGCTGCACTTCAAAACCTGGGGGTCGATGTAAGCGAAAGCACCGTGAGGCGCTGGCGCACCCAGGGAAAAATCACCTAGCCTGAGGAGATGGTGGTGTGGCTGACTTCCAAGACAGTCTCAATGAAGCGTCCACAGTGGATGATCTACGCAGCACGATTGCGCGACTATCCCGCCAACTTCAAAAGGCAAAAGATCGGGGGGAGGAACTGGTCGAAGCCGTCTACCGGGCTGCCAGAGATGCCTCCTCAGGACTCACGATTCCCCCAGTAGCCGCACCAAAGAAAGACAGTCGCAAAAAGGGCGAACAGGTCGCCGTGGCAGTGCTGTCGGACTGGCAGTTGGGCAAGCAAACTCCGGGGTACAGCAGTGAAATCTGCGAGGAGCGGATTGAACGCTATGCCGACAAACTGGAAACGATTGTGGGGATGCACCGAGAGGCCATCCCGATCAAAACCCTGAAGGTCTACCTGCTGGGGGACATCGTAGAGGGGGAGATGATCTTCCCTGGCCAGGCGCACCTAATCGACTCGTCGCTCTACCAACAGATGACGGTTGACGGCCCACGCATCCTGTGCAACTTCTTGCGCCGTGCCCTGACGATGTTTGAGTCGGTTCATGTCGTCGGAGTGATCGGCAACCATGGTTCGCTGGGCGGGCGTGCCCGAAAGGATTACAACGGCGAGAGCAACGCAGACAGGATGCTCTACAACATCTGCCGTCAGATCATGGGTGGCGAGAAGCGGCTGTCTTGGTATGTGCCCTGGGAGAAAGACGAGCGGGCATGGTACGCGGTGGACCGCATCGGGGACCACGGCTTCCTGCTAGCCCATGGTGACCAGATCAGGGGAGGCGGGTTTGGGGGGTTTCCCTTTTACGGGCTGGCCAAGAAGACTTGGGGCTGGGCCGTTGGCGGCGTCCCTGAGGAGTTCAACGAGGTCTTGATCGGCCACTGGCACCAGCCGACAAGAGTTACCTTGAACACCATTACTGCACGGGTAAACGGCAGCACGGAGAGTCACAACACATACGCTCAGGAGCAGTTGGCCGCAGTGGGACGCCCTTCGCAGTGGCTTCTCATGGTTCACCCTAAGCACGGGGTATCAGCCGAGTATTGTGTGTACTTGGACCACTAAGAAAAGGGCTGTGGAAGTGAAAAAGTTTGACTGGTTGAAGCGGCGAGCCGAACACGTTGCCAAGTTCAACCCCTATCACGATGAGCGTGGGAGGTTTACAACCGCCCGGAATGCGGTCACCACGGCTGGTTTTGAGGGAAGCGGCGGCCGTGGAGGAGTTGATCTGCCGAGTGACGTGGGCGACGGTCCGCGCCGTCATGGATCACCGCATGAACGACCAGCGCATCCCCCCGCGACAGTTCACCACCGTCGCCCAGGTCCGCGCCATCCGAGCGAACCGATGAGGGTTCTCCGATCAGACGACGACGGCGAGGTCAAGGCCAAAGAGTTCTGGAAGGTCTGACGCTGGGGCCACATTGGTGCTGACAGCGGAGCGAGTACCGACGCTCTCATGTGTTATTGTGCTGGCCGTCCGGCCCCATGAGAACCAATCGGAGCAATAGGTGCCTAGCCCAAACACTACCGGTGCCGATGGTGGCACTGGCCCAGCACGGTCTGGGTACGACGGCAAAGAGTTTGATCTAAAGTTCGACCCGTTTGATGAAACGGGCCTCACAGGGCTTCGCCGCTCGGCAGGCTTTGTCACCGAGGAGTTCCTCCCCCAACTCGCCGGGTTTAGAGCCAACGAGGTCTACCGCGAGATGCGGGACAACGACCCCGTGGTAGGAGCCATTCTGTTCGCCATTGACCGGCTGGTGCGCCAGGTGGCGTGGCGAGTGCAGTCCAAGTCCAAGAAGCATGACGACGAGATGGCCGCTGTTTTTGTCGATTCGTGTATGCACGACATGAGCCACTCTTGGGAAGACCTCATCTCAGAGGTTCTGTCCATGCTGGTGTTTGGGTGGTCATACCACGAGATTGTCTACAAGCACCGTAACGGCCCCAGTCAAGAAGACTCCAGCAAGCGCAGTCGGTTTGATGATGGTCGGGTGGGCTGGCGCAAGATTCCCGTCCGTGCTCAGGAAACCCGCATTGAGTGGATTTTCGATGAGAAGGGTGGCATTTTGGGGATGCGCCAGTCGCCTCCCCCGCACTATCACCTTGTGGACATCCCCATGGAGAAGGCGCTTCTATTCCGCACCTCCACCAACAAGAACAACCCAGAGGGCAGGTCCATCCTTAGGACTGCGTACCGGCCGTACTACTTCAAGAAGCGGATTGAAGAAATCGAGGCCATTGGGATCGAACGTGATCTGGCTGGGTTCCCAGTTATGTACGTTGACCCTCAGATCATGCGGAGTGACGCTACGGATGGGCAAAAGTCGGTGTTCACCGACTACCAAGACATGGTGTCCAACATTCGCCGGGATCAGCAAGAAGGCGTGATTCTCCCGGCGATCTATGACGAGAACGGGCACCAGTTGTACCGGCTGGAGTTGCTTTCGTCTGGCGGGTCCAGAGAGTTTGACACCAACACAGTGATTCAGCGGTACGACCAGCGCATTGCCACCTCTGTCCTGGCCGACTTCATTCTGCTGGGGCAGCAGCAGCACGGCAGTTTTGCGCTTTCAGTAGACAAGACCGACCTCTTTGCCACATCACTCAGAACGTGGCTGGAGATCATCAGGACCGTCTTCAACGAGTACGCCATTCCCCGCCTGTTCAAGTTGAACGGGTTCGACATGACCCGGCTCCCTACGCTGGAGTACGGGGACATTGAGACGCCGCCGCTGGGGGAGTTGGGCAACTACATTCAGGTGCTGGCAGGGGCGGGAGTGCCCCTGTTCCCAGACGACGAACTGGAGAACTACCTCCGGCAAGTGGCAAGCCTCCCTGCTCGTCAACAGCGCACAGGCCAGGTTCCGGGTCAAAGTGTGCCAGGGCAGGGCAACGCCCGCTCTGCCGAAAAGCAACCGGAGCCTGTTGCCCAGCGGCAGCCCACACCCAACACTAAGGAGTAGCCATGCCCCGGCGCTTTAGTGGGGCCGCACTCCTCCAGGCACTGTCGGCGTACTCCGACACTATGGAGCGGAAGGTGCGGCGCGCCTTCTTTGACGCGATCAAGCAGTTCTCCAGCACCGGAGATTTGCCCACCATGATGCGCCAACTCCAGCAGGGCCAAATCGTGCCCGACGATTTGCCTGCTCGTATCGAACAGTTGTCCATGAATACGGACGAGATCGCCCGGCTGGTACAGCAAGCCGTGAAGGGCGCTGGCTCCATCACTGCCAAAGAAGTCGGGTTTGAGACGGCTTGGGATGTCACTCAGCCATCAGTCATCACTGTGGCACGAGATTTGGCAAACCGAACTCTTGTAGATGTCCAGTCAAACACGATGCGTACTCTCGCAGACACAGTTGAAGAAGCCATTGTCACAGGGATGCACCGGGATGAACTGGTGCGCCAGATTCGCCGCAATGTCGGGCTACTTCCACAGCACGCTGTGGCGGTCCAAAGGTATGAGCAAAACCTGCTGAACCAAGGGCAAGCGCCAAGCCAGGCAGCCAAGTTGTCTAACGGCTATGCCAACCGGCTCTTGTCGTATAGGGCCAAGATGGTTGCGCGCACCGAAGTGGCCAGAGCACGAAGCCACGGCCAGCAGATGTTCTGGGATCAGGCAGAGAAGCGACGGTTGCTCCCAGCCGATACACAGCGAGTCTGGATCACAGCCCAGGACGAGCGAACGTGTCCAGTGTGTGCTCCCATGGACGGCGTGCTGGTCGGGCTACACCAGCCTTGGGCTACTGACACTGGCCCTGTGGATGTACCAACCGACGTTCACCCACAATGCCGGTGCGCTATGGGCCTGGTATTCCCAGGGATCACCAAGCACATTGTGAAGTTCAACCCCTATCACGATGAACTTGGGCGGTTCACGACCGCAGACAATACTGTGACTACTGCGGGGTTTGAGGGCAGGGGCGGCCGTGGGGGCGGCAGTGTGAGTGGTGACGCTTTTGCCGCCAACAGAGAGTTGGTTGTTGCTATGGCCATGCTGGGCGTGCAGATGAGCGGTCGGGAACTAGACCCGCTTGAAGAAAAGATGCTTGAAGAAGCACGCGAGGGCGACATAATCATATTTGATGGCAGCGAGGAGACTGCTGTTGGCAGCCTGTCCGATGACGGCGACGATGGTGTCGTCGCGCTCAACTTTAGAGTTGAGGACCGCGCAGAGATCAAGGATGGGGGTGCCGAATGGGTGGCTGGCTTTATGACTGACGCAGAAATAGAGGTGTGTGCGAGTCAGTGGGGTGACACTCTGAACAATGATGCGCTGGCCCTGGCAGAAGTAGTTGTTGCAGAACGCCACGATATGTGGGCGAAAACAGCAGGAGATAGCGACTCAAAATCGCTGGCCCTCCAGTTGGCCGCAGCGGAGATGCAAGAGTGGGACAGTGAGCAGATCGCCAACCGAGTGTTTCGTGGTCTAGACCCAGGCGGCATGGAAGTGGCTCGTGCCGCTGCCGATAAGGCAGTGTCACAAGTTGAGAAAGACCCCACGCCGTGGGCGCTAATGAGTAGCGCTGGGCAGGAAGAAGTTGTCAACCGGCACCTGCCTCCACAGGACAGCCTGGTCATGGCGTCCAACTGGATGCAGCCGGTGACGCCACAGATTGCGGCCATGGCTCTGGTGGAGCATCGGTTTGCTGCGGCAGCCAACAAGGCTGTATTGGCAGCAGAACAGCGCGCTACACGCCACGACCTTCCTTGGGTAGTGGGCGATGCTAAAACAATCACGCTGTACCGCGGGGTGATGGTTGACAAGGAGCGAGTGGTCCACAGTCCGACCCATGTTGAGTACCGGCTGCCATCGGCCACCAAAGTCCGTAGTGAGTCGGCCCCACTGTCGTCATGGTCAGCGGTTAGGGCTGTTGCTGAAACATTTGCTGGCCTCAAAGGGGTGGTCCTAGAGGCAGAGGTGCCCATCAGTTCTATCGTGGGGCTAAGCACCAACGGGTTCGGCTGTATTTCAGAAGGCGAAGTCATTGTGAATGGCGACTCGTTTGATGCCATTGTGATGGGCGACGATCTTGAAAAGAGTGCAAGCCTTGGTGGCCCTGCTCCGGCTGGAGAGGTTCACAAAGCCATTCTGCCCATCAACCTTGATGCCACGGATGAAAACCAAGACTGGCCGAAGCGGACACCTGACACTTACGAAGCACTGGGGATTTCGCTCAGGGTTGAAACTACCGGAAGTGGCGAACTGAACCCTGTGACCGGTATTGCCATGTCAGGGGCCGAGTTCGCTGACACGATGGCAGTCTTGTTCCGGGCGAGAGCGCCACGCATCGTCAAGTTCAAGCAGATGTTTGGCAGCGGGCTTGAAGTCACAAAGGCGGGCTTTGCCACCCATGATGGGCCACTAAGCCTGGAGTCGCTGCCTGCCTATTCACGAGATTTGCGGGTAGTGCTAGGCAAAGAGTGTGCGAGAGCAGTGGCTGTTCAGGTCGCTGACTTTGATTGTGGAGAAGTGGTTCTGTACGGGTTGAGCCGAGGCCACACCCCAACTACACAGGCCGATCCAATGCAACGGGTGGTCAAGGTAGGCAACGACGCTTACTTGTCGCCGCTTGGCAAGTACAAGTTCACCCGCAAGCAGTGGTACGAAGCCCAGCAGCGGACCTCACGCCAAGGTGGCGGGTCGTGGGGTGACTACACACCGCCCGACGCCATGGATAGGCGTGACGACCTTCAGTGGCGAAGCAAGTTGAGGAAGGGGGCTGCACAAGAAAACAAGTCGCGCCCGGCAGCAGTTCACAAGTTGATGCAACGGTTTGCTGCCCCTGTAACCAACACGGGCACTTGCCCCAAAGATGGCGAATCCATCTTGCAACTGGTGGAGCGCAATGGCCGCCCCACGCCAGTGGTCTACAGCGCAGTTACCAAGTTCAATCCCTATCACGACGAACTGGGCAGGTTCACTACCGCGGACGCAGCAGTCACCACCAGTGGTAATGCTATGAGGGCCAACCGGGGAGTTGCCATTTCGATGGCTGAAGTATCACTGGGCAAACTATCTGGTGCTGACAAGGCGTTGCTTAGAGACGCTCCTGCCGGTGCTGTTGAGTTTATTTCCGGTTGGGAGCCCGTTACTCGGGGCGTACAAACGCGTGGGGCGCAGGTTGAGGTTGTTGTCACTCGGCGCGAGCGTAGAGAAATCAAGCGGCGGGGCGCTAAGGCCATCGCTGATGAGATGACCGACGACGAACGGGCGGCGTGTACGCAGGCCATGGCGGAGTTGTACGGAGAACTAGATCAAGGGACTTACGGCAACAGAAAGACCGGCTTTATTACAACATCAAACGCTCCTGAAAAGTTCGTGGCCAGGCAGCACAGCCAGTGGGCTGCCACTTCCAGTGGCAATCCACACGCACTTGCAATACAGTTGGCAGCAGCAGAGATGCAGGGTTGGGACAACGAACAGATTTCCAACCGGGTGTTTCGTGAAACTCCAAACGATGTGGTGGCTGCGGGTCGTGAGATAGCCAAGCAGGTAATCGCGAACGCTGGGGGCAACACCGCGGGACTGCTTGACCACGAAACTTCTAGTGCAGCCATAAGAACGGTGGTGCAGGGTGACACACTTAGCCCTTACTTGAGCATTGCTGTCGCTGGCCCGGTTGTCGGTGCGCCACCAAGAGCGATAGGCACTGTGACTGCCCAAACCTTTATTTATAGTGAGTTGTTGGGGGCCGCTTACAAGGCGGTGCTAGCAGCCAACCAGCGGGTGAGCCAGAAGCGCCTGAAAGAAGCAGTTGGCGACACCCCCACTATCACCCTGTTCAGGGGTGTGTATACAACTGTCGCAAGTCTATTTGGTGATGAGTTTTACGGCGGCGGCGAGCAGGCTGTCACAGGGGGAAAGATCCGTAGTAAGTCGTCACCACTGTCGTCGTGGTCGGTGTCGCGCCCCACGGCACGGAAGTTTGCCGTGGGTTACGACCAAGAAGGAGTTGTATTACGGGCAGAGATACCAGTCAGTTCCATCGTTGGTGTGAGTTCACAGGGCTTCGGTTGCATTGTTGAAGGTGAGGTGGTTGTCAACGGCGACTCTTTCGTTGCCAAGGTGGACACTCAAGCCAGTGACATCACTAAGGGTGTGGCGGGGAGGCCAGCACCAGCCGGGAGCCTGAGGAAAGCAATCCCCACCATCAACCTTGATGCCACGGATGAAAACCAAGACTGGCCGAAGCGCACGCCAGACACCTATGAGGCGCTGGGACTCCCGTTGCCGATTGTGAAGTTCAACCCATATCACGATGACAGAGGGCGCTTTACGACTGCCGCTAACAACACGACAGGCAGTCAGCGAGTGCCCGAACAGGGATTTGACGGGACGCCAGAGGGTCTTGTGAACGCGATCAAGCGCACCTTCCAAGACCACGGCTTCAGTCCGAGGCACAGCAAGTCAGCAGTGTCTGAGGCTGAGTATGTGAGTGTGGGCACTGAGACCCAGGACGTTACGGTCCGAGTGGCTGCCCATAGTCGTGAAATCCCCTATGACTCCACGATTGACGTGTGGGCCAACATCCCAAGGTACGACCGAATCGGTTTGGGCAAGCCGCGCTTTTCAACACAACACTGGACCATTGGAGTTAGAGATGCCTTGGGTCGTTTGGGCACCGCACCAAACAATGACCTCCAGCGGCTTGTTCAGGAAGTGGGCACCCCTAATGCCGCGGCTCAGCACGCTGAACTGAAGCAAAGAGAAGCCCGGTACTGGCAGCGCCGTGAAGACGACCGGCGTGCGGGCATGGCCGAGCATCTTCATAACACTGGCGAGACGTATATCGCAGACGAATGGGTGTATGACCGAGAACGCAACAAGGTGGTCACTAAGTTCAACCCCTACCATGACGAACTAGGCAGGTTCACCACTGCTCGTTATGCCGTTACGATTTCAGGGGGAAACCTCCCGCCGGTCGCTGGCTCTGAGGAACTCTGGAGCGCTCAAGGGCGTGAGTTGTTCAGAACGCCGCTAAGGAGCAAAGGCGCTTCGATAACGCAAGAGTCCGCTGGCGGCGAGGTCCAGTACACCATTCAATATGGTGACCTCCAGTTGGAGACACGGGCCGCTTCAGCCGAGGAGGCGCTTGGCCGGTTTGACAACGAGTGGGTTTACTGGGAAGGCAACTATCGGCTGCGCCACGCTTCAGCAGCCATCGTAGGGCTGCCACCGCCAAAGTCTGTTGAGCATGTCACCGATGCCCTTAGCGAGACAATTGCTACCGGCGACGCCAGTGCAATGCGTGAACGCGATGCGGCTGATGCTGTGACCCTAGACCGCCTTAGGGCTGGGGAGAAAAGAGATGACGCATGGCGTTGGTCGAGAAGTTATGGTGCCCAGACGACTGTTGACGAAGCAGTTGGGGGCGTTGTAGCCAGGGCATACGAAGCCATGAGGGCAGTTGGAGGGGCTGATGAAACCTCACCCTTGCTCCATCGTGGGATGTCTGATGTTGACCGTGCCTCTCCGCTGTTGTCTGCACCCATCGGCACCAAATATGGGACTGCACTCACCGCATTTAGCCCTGACCCAAGCATGGCTATGCGGTTTACGCATAACGACAGGGAAAAGGGTGCCCCGGAAGTGCTAGTGGTCCTAAAGCCTGGGGCCAAGTCTTATGTGGGCGACACCGGTGCCCCACAGGTCCATCCCAACCCAGTGTGGGCACCCAACAAGGGGTGGCGCTTCGACGGTTCTATTGAGCACATCACCCAGGGTGTGTTCAAGATCGTTGACCGCTTTCAGCCCAAGGGGGTTGACCCAGAGGTAGTCGGGTGGAAGGACTACCTAGAGCCAGGGCGAGGCCACAAGACTTATGCACCCGGAGAACAGACTCAGGGTGTTGAGTGGGTTGTTGTTGTCGAGCAGGTGGGGTCGTACTTGCCCAATCCAGACGGCACAGTGATGTATGTAGAGAACGATAAGCCAAGTGGCCCACTGCCGTCCTCAAACTACGGGAACGAAGTGAACACTTTTGACGATGTTGCCAAGTTCAACCCCTACCATGATGAACTAGGGAGGTTTACGACTGCGGACAAAGACGTAACTGGGGTGGCCAGCGACCTTTACCAAGGTATGCACAAGCCATCCGCTGACAGCGCACCGCTCTACGACTTGCTGGACGACGACGGCTGGTTCCCTGACGATGTTTACACAAGCCCTAGCCTGTATATGTTTGGCGACCGAGCCATACAGCAGGAAACGCTGAGTGCTATTCGCCATGCGCGTGGGCGACCAGACGCTCTCGTCACGGTTTATAGGTCAGTCCCGCCGGGGACTACTGCGATCAACTCAGGAGATTGGGTTGCGCTTTCACGCTCTTATGCCGAGCAGCACGGCCAGGACCGAGTATATGAATACTTTGACGCTGATGCAGTGTGGCCAGATGATGAAAGCGGGAAGGGGATGTGGGTGTCTTCCCGAGTGAACTGGGCAGTGCTTTCTGCCGAAGTTCCAGCCCACACTATTCGCAGTGGAGGCAATGACCTGATTGAGTGGGGATATTGGGGGGGGAAGATTGAGGCTGGGGGCATCAAGAAGTTCAACCCCTACCATGATGAACTGGGCAGGTTTACCACCGCCGACAACAATGTCACTGGGGCGGCAACAGCGTCATCGGATCAAGCCGGGGGAAGGCTGGCCGCTAGCCAAATCCTTAGCACCGCCCTGGGCTGGGGCCAAAGGGAAGCCGAACTGCTGGCTGCACATGGCCCTTCGCTGGCAGTGCGCTCATCCGTCACTTACACCGACTGGGTGCGAGAGCCTGGGGATCTCAGTGCGGGACTGACCTATACAGTTGAGTTGGACCTGAACGAACGTAACTCAAACTCCACTGCTGTTGTGGGCCTGTCAACGCGCACCAGATCAAGAGTCAAGGCCGAGGGCATTGCTAACACTGCCTTTGAAATGCGCCCGGACGAACTGGCCGCCGTCAACGAGATGTTCCTCGCTTGGGAGCCGGACTACTGGCTCACTGGGATGGAAGCCGCGGAAGCATTGGTGGAAGAAGTACACGGCCGCTGGTCGCAAACGGCCGGAGATCATTCCGAGGGTGCCATGGCACTCCAACTGGCAGCGGCCCAAGAGGCTGGCTGGTCTGATGAGGAGATCAGCAGCCGTGTGTTCTACGGCCTCAGCGACAACGACTACCAAAACGGTAAGGAGATAGCGGAGAGCGCGATCCTGCACAACTTGGGCAGCGTGGCCGATAGCATGTCACGCCCCATCAAGGCTTCTCAGGCTGTGAGGAACGCTTCCACCTTGCTGTTTGCCTCCTCTGACGAAAAGTTTGTTGCTCGTGTGATGACGTTGGCCCACATGAGCAGTGCTGCCAACAAGGCGTATCTGGCAGCCTCTAAGCGTCTTGCACAGGAAGCGATGAAAGATGTCGGAGGGCCACAGCAAACGGTCACTCTCTACCGGGGGGTCCAAATACCCAAGAGCCGCTCGACGCCTTATTCTGAACTTGGCAGCAAGGTTGTCAACGCGTCATCGCCGCTTAGCAGTTGGTCATGGTCTTTGTCGGCA